ATTTCTTAAAATGAATAAAATTATAATCTTTTTCCTTTTTGTGGTCGTTGTTTCTTGTAGACACTGGCGTGAGTACTCTGAAGTATTTCAGAATGAAACCACGTGTCTCAAGCCCCTTGATGATACTATTACTCTCCTTGAGAATAGTTGTATCATTCATCGCGACGTCATGTACGTGCAGCGCGACTACACTTTAGCTCTTGAGATTGTTCGTGATTGCGTTTCTATTATTAACTCTATTGAGCAGATAATTGACTCACAGTCATGTACAGATTATCGTAAAGATAATCAACCAACATTTTTTATGTTGAAACGTGAATACAACCATATCTCTGATGATTGTTTTCACGCTGTTCAATCAAATGCTGGTTTGCCCTCTAACACCAAAGTTTGGATGAGTTTTCGTGATGTTTTGTCACTATACTCTGCGATGCGTTCCTACTTTGATGAGCTACTTAACCGCGTTATTGATGTTTTTGACTTCGTTTTAAATGAGGTTTTCAGCTATTTTCACGGTAATAATTTTTATTATTACGTGATGATTTTAGCTTCGTTCATCAACCCGTGGTTTCCCATTGCGTACTTATTGCTTGATAATTATAGCGTTGCCTTTATGGCCCCCTTACTTGCCCTTACGGGACATGACATGAGGTGGCTGTGGGTCTACGTTTTTGTCAATGTCTTCCTCCCAGGTTTTGCTATTGGGTGGGTATTGTCAATGTCCATTTACGTTGCCTTTGTTTATCATAGGCGTCGTCGCCTTGAAAGCGTCAAACAGATTAGTATGACTTTTGTCTTCTTTTTTCTGCTTGGTTGCTATCTTGAGGTTGCTCGCCGTGTTTATGATTATTTTCCTTGGGCTACGTATGTTGGTGTTCTTGCATTCTTTGTGTTTGCGTTCACCACATTTTGGGCACGCAAATATCATGTTATTGAGTACACTATTGCCCCTTGGCAGAATGGCCAAATGGGACAGAAGTCAAGGCCAAAGTCGGTTACTATTGAAACAGACTTTCCTTACACACTTTTCAATCCTTTGAATAGGTTGAGATTGTGGACTATTGGCATACCTTATGCTGATGTTGTTGCTTCTGTGGTTAAATTCTGTAACGCTCTTCCTGAATCTTCTTTTTGGCAGGTTGGTGACGTTGAGCCCGTTGATGCTTCCGTATCCGGTCTTCAGCCTCCTCTTGCTGACTTCGTTCCCCTTCCAGTTGATGTTGCTGTTGACTTGCGAAGGGCTAACACCGATTATTCACGTATCCCTGGTCGTTATTCTGATGACGGGATTGATTGGGCTGACGTCGATAGACGCGGCTCAATGACAAACGAGGAATGGTCGGCTTATATCAACTCTTCTGTTTGGTCTTCTTCCTCCGGCGTTACTTCCGAAGCTAAGGGGAAAAACAAGAAGGGTCGTGGTGCCCTGAAGAACAGAGCTAATGTTCCTCAGGGTTTCAAGAAAGTCAAAAGTGCTTTTTGGATGAGTGACCCTGACGTTGACGTTGAGTTTATACGTGAGTGGGATGGTGATGACTGGCGTTATATTGAGTTCAATGACTGGGATTTTGCTGAAGGGTACCTTGAGGTGATTAGTGCCGATGGAACTGTTCAGCATATCTACTTTGATCCTAATGGTGATGACTCTGAACAAGAGTCTTACACCATCAAGCCAAAGCAGCCGGTTGCTAATTTGACTGTCATTAAGATGAAGTCCAAGCGTCCCAAAAAACATGTTGGCTTTGCTAAGGAGTCAACTGTTGTTAAAACTCAGCTTGATGAAATTCTTGAATTTATCAAGCTGAGTCAAGAAAAACAAAAAACTACAGATGAGTCTTTGAAAAACTTGTCTGCTTTTTGTGATTCTGTTGGAAAGAGACTTGAGTCCAATGGTACTGTTAATGTATTGCCATTGCAGCCAATTTCCAATTTTCCTAATCCTCTTGCTCCTTATCTTCCTCATGGTTGTTGTCATCATCCTACCTGTAAAAAGGCTGTTACTACGACTACACCTTGTAGGATAAATTGCAAGAATTCGTCATGCGTTCATTCTAAGGATTGCATTACGATGCTTTTGGAGTCTGTTGCTGTTCCTGAGGTTGTTTCCTCGTCCAGTTCACCTCCTAAGCCCCCTGTTCAGGCGTTAAAGAAGCCTGCTGCTAAGCCAGCCCCCGTTAAAAAAGAGGCTGCTCGCACGCAGGATTCTGCTGTCATTACGAATCCACTCGTTGAGCACGACCCAGCTATCATGGGTTCTGTTGTTAACGTTGTGGGCGCCAGTATGAAAGCGCATGGTATTTACACCGATCGTGGTGTTATTACTCAGCGCCATATTATTGAGAATGCCAACTTTACTATTTCAGCTTTTTATTCTGCTGGTATTGTTGAGCAATGTTCCCCTGAAATGGTTATTCCTTTTCCTGGCTCTGTTGAGCTTGTTCTTGTCAAGGTTAAACTTGGCAATGTCAACCCTGTTCCTTTTTCAAAACTTAAGGTTTTGTCAACTGTTCTTGGGGAAAAGAAATCCATGCGTGGTGCAATCCTCTGTCCTGGTGCTTCGGCCATCGGTAATGTTTCATATAAACCTGGTGTCCCTGATGAGTTATTGATTGACGCTGGGACCAAAGCCGGCATGTGCGGTTGTCCTTATGTTGTTGGTGCGTACATTGTTGGTTTCCATGCATATGGTAACAACAACAATGCTGACAATGGTGCTTTTTCACTTACTTTGTCTCATCGTGAGTGGTTAGGCAAGCAGCCAAAAAACTAATTGTCCCCACCGTTCACCCGGTGGGGCCAATTGAACGCGCTTACACTCCTAATGGTTTTTCATTGGTTTATAAGGACGCGTTCCTTGGTGTTGGACAGATTAACGCTAGGCCGTTACCAAAGTCCAAGTATATTGCTTCTCAATATGCTGCTATGTCCCCTGTTTATGTGCCTTCTACAATGAACAATTCTGCGTATGTTCAGTGGATGTCTAAGTTATCGCGTCCTCGCGGTAAGCGTATGACTAGTCCCGAATATGCGCGTGCCCTTGAAATCCTTAATATCGAGTTTTCTCCTTTTGTTGTTGGTGGTCTTTCCACCCTTGACGAAGTTTTGAAGGATATCGATTGGGATAAATCTCCCGGTTGGCCCTATGTTAATGAAGGCTGTTCTACCAAGCGTGATGCTTGGGAACAACAGTCTGAAATTATCACTGAACGAGCTTTAAAAATGACGCTCGGCGAATACGTCGAGTGCATTTTTATTGCTTCTCTTAAGGACGAATTGCTTCCTCCTGGTAAAAGTGCCCGTGTGTTTTTACCTGCCCCTTTTCACCATCAAATTGCCTGTGCTATTCTTTTCAAGAAAGCTACGGATTCACTTACTCGCACTTGTCACTTGCATTCAAGTGCCATTGGTGTTAATATTTTTGGTATGGGGTTGGAGCGTTGCCTTCGTTCGCTTGAGGTTCATCCGTTTGCTTATGACGCTGACCAATCAGGTTGCGATACTTCTTGGAAGGATCCTGAACCTGAGCGTGACTTCATGAAGAACGGTTTGCCTCATACCCATTGGCCTGGTGTCGATATGGTTTTTAACACTGCGATGTGTCCCCGAGTTATTGTCGGTGATCGCATTTTGCAAGTTGAGATGAATCCATCTGGATGGTATCTCACAACTGTTGTTAATACCCTTATGACTCATAGAACTGTCGCCTCGGCTTATCTTGATCTTTCTCCCGAAGGGGAGGATATCATGACCATGCGGCAGCATCTTAAACAAGTCAATGGTGGTGATGATCTTGCCTACTCTACTGATCGTGAGTGGTTTGGCATCACCCAATTGGCACATTACGTTGCTTCTCGTGGTATGTACCTCGAGACCAATTTTACCGAACCTCGTAATGCTATGACACTTACATTCTTCTCCCATAACCTTTATCCTAGGTTGGTTGAGAGTCGTAATGTCTATGTTTACGTTGCTTGTGGTAGGTTGTCAAAAGTTCTCTCCGCTTTTTCTTATCTTAAGATTAGTGACGGGGAGATTAATTGGCTTCGTAATGCGTCTAGGGTCGTTGGTCTTATGATCAACTTGTGGCCCTACAGGGCTGAGTATAATATTCTCCACCCTTATTTGTATCACCTAGTTCACGAGCTCTTCTTAAGAAGTGGGAGGAATCTCACTCCCGAGTGGAGCGGCGTGTTCAGGTCTATTCCCAGTGACAACTTTATGTTGGCACTTAGAAATGGGCACTCTTTGGAGTCGGGTTTGCTTTTTTCCCGTACTCCAGACCTAAGCAGTTTTGGTCAAGTAAAACGCGTCTTACAGTCTGCTTTAAAAAGTTCACTACTTTCTACCCAAGATACAAATATAACAAACAAAAATATGTCCCGTGCAGTCGATTCAATACTTGATAACGTCCAAGAGAAACATGGTTTGTCAGATGATGGTCGTAACTGGCTTATTGCCGCTATGGACCCTTTTCACGATAGTGACATGCGTCTTGCTGGCTATCCTGACATTTCAACAGGCGCAACTGTTGTACAGCTTGTTAAACAGCAGTTGCAGATCACTGTGCCGTCAACGGTTACAGCGAACTCTAATTGGGACGCTCATTTGTGTCTCATGCCTACTTGTAATCCTGGTACGACAAACGCTCTTAACACGTTAACTGCTGGATTGGCCAATACGGTCACCGGTGTTACTGGCGAATTGGGTTTTGGCGCTTTCCAGGCTCTTGGTGGCCCAGCTGGCTCCGTGTTGTTCCCCGGTCCTGGTTCTGGAGGCGTTATTACAACGAAGGTTTTGGGTACTCTTACACCCAGCACTTTTGTTCGTGGTAACAGCCGAGTTATCGGTTGCGCTTTCGAAGTTGTTAACACTACTGCTGAGATTTATAAGCAAGGACAAGTTACCACGTATCGCTTGCCTACTCAGCCTGTTATTACCACTTTTATTACTACTGGTGGCAGTAACACTCCTTCTACTGTTAGTATCGGCTCCCTTTTTCGCTCTCCCCCGTCTTCAGTTGCTGCGTGCAATTTGTTAATGGGTACGCGAACTTGGGCTGCCGCTGAGGGAGCTTACGTTGTAGGGCGTCAAAACCGCCTTGACAATCCTTTGGCTATGCCTGCGTACAACAATGTTTGGCATACTCCGAACGATGTTGTTCCTGCTGCTGCAACCAATGTGTCGATTTTTTCGAACTTAGGTACAGCCGCCCCCTCTGCTGTCGCTGACACAATCTTTCCATATGATATCAGTGGCGCTTATTTTACTGGCCTTTCTTACAATTCTACCCTTACGGTGACTTGTAGATGGCTGGTTGAGCGTCTTCCTGGTCCCCAAGAACCTGACTTGGCTGTTCTTGCTTCTCCCGCGGCGTGTTATGATTCTCTTGCTTTAGAGATCTACGCGCGTGCGATGAACTCTGCACCTCCTGGCGTTATGCTTAAGGAGAATCCGCTCGGTGAGTGGTTTCGCAGTGTTCTTAAGGGAGTTGCCAATTGGGCTCCTAAAGTTGGCTCTGCATTGTCAACTATTGGTGTTCCCTTTGCCTCCTCCATCGGCAATGCCGTTGGTGGAGGAGCGTCTTTTGTTGGCTCCCGTCTTCAGAAGGCCGCTGACAAGAAGAAAACCAAGGATCAGGTTGTGGAACGTCCCAAGCTCCTGGGCAGTGCGTCTGAATTATCTCGGCGCCAGTCCAGACCTGCTTCAAGTGGTCGACAGCTTACTTTCAACAAAAAGCGCCTTATGAATAAGAAGGGTCAGCTTTTGCTTACTAATAAATGATTTAGTGTTAACCGTAGC